ATTTTTTCTCCTTTTTAGATTATAAATTTTAAAGTTGTATTATTAAATTCAGTGCTAATTTTAATAGAATGGAAATCGATATCATCATATAATTCATTTAAATATAAAGTAACCGCATCTCCTGTTTTTTTTCCTGGAGATGTAAATTGAAAACACCACTCACCAGGTAAAATATTTTCCATTTCAACTAAACGGTATTTATCTAATTCTTGTTTAAAGGTTAAAGTTTTATTCATTTTTTCTCCTTTATTGACATTGCAAGATCGCCTTTGCCTTCAACTGCGATCTCGATGAGTTTTAATATTTTTTCACCCGACCAACCTTTATGGATTTTAAAATTTAAAAATCCAAAAAATTTTACAAATCGTTCTCGGGGTAAATAAGGTTTAAGTGAATGTGCTGCCTCGACATCTTCCATGGTAAACTTCATGGGTTTTAGATCCCTAATTAATTTTGACATGTTTAGTCTTTCCTTGTTGATTTTTATAAATGTAATACAAGTTCCTACCATCCATGTAGTAACCATCTAAGGTCCAATTTATACTGTTGTTTCGTACCATCTCTCCTCCATAAGTTCTTTAAGTTTAGTATCTGGCGTGGTCGCATCCATTAATTTTTTAGTAATGCGATCAATTTTTTGTTGTTCCAAATTCCGTTTAAAATACTCGCCATCTGTAAATTGAATGAGACAAGGCCTGTCATCACTAGGTCTATACCTGCCTGGTCTTATCTTTCTTTTTTCCATAAACTCTTGTTTAAGCTTAGGATATTTTGCGATGTATTGACTTAAAAGATCTTTACCAAAATTAAAATAATCCTGGATTGCAATCTCCCACATATCAACGGTATCCTTATTATCTTGAATACGCATCAATAAGGTTTTAGTGCTTGGTTTCTTCATTTTGATCTACCTTTTCGTTGAGTTGTTTGACAATTAAAGTGAGTTGGGTCAATTCCTTTCTCATTGTAATCATTTTTTTAGCCATGGATTGAGTCATATTCTGTAGTTCATCTAACCAATCCACTAGCTGTACGGTTGCCTCTGCACTCATTGTTGGTGAGGGCGTTGGCGGTCTTTTTAGTTTTTGTTCTGGCATATTGCCTCCCTTTCGTTATCCCATGTATATAAGATAAATCTAAAAAAAGTCAACTATTGTATTTTATCCCATATTTGGTATATAATTGGATATGAAAACGTTTGTATGTCACGCAAGATTTCTTGGTGTTTATCATAAGAAAGATGTACAAGCGGACACTGAAAAGCAAGCTTGGCAGCGTTTTCACAACTTGATAAAGTCGGGTCAGACACAGACCTTCAAAGAAGATGTGTATCGAAAAGATCGGCTTTATCTGTTTATTGAGGAGATAAACAATGGCTAATGACAACATGGTGTTGTTCGCTAGAAAAATTCATTTCGAATCAAGATGGAATGAATTGTTTTTAAAAAACGGCGGAGTGGTAACACCTGAAATGTCTCATCTTGGTGATCAGATCAAAACAACGATTAGACTGATCCTAAGAAATCAAGAAAGTCCTAGAAATATTAGAGACGGCGAAAATCATATTTACGCTAGTTAATTAGGGTTTTTTTGAAAAAAATGGAAAAAGTGTTTTTCCTAATAGGATATCTTTCGCTCTAATTATCCTCTTCTTCATACGCATCATAACCAATCTCCATACCTCTAAAAAAACTGCTATCAAGTTTTTCATAATGAACACGGCCGTTAACATATTGAACGATTTCTTTTTTACACATCTCACAAATCATCAGTGAACATTTTGTTTTAAGATGTTTTAAAATATGAAAGTGAGTATAATCCTTACACTCGGGACAGATACCTAAATTGATTTCTTTACTTGTCATTGACTTGTTTTAACTCCGTTTTCCCCCAGTTAGGGCCGATCTCACAATCAACCTTGGAAGGAACACTCATTGTAACACAAGTCTCCATAATTTTCTTAATCTTTTTAATTTCTTCTTCATTGGATACAGAAAAACATAATTCATCATGGATTTGAATTAACGGTAAAAAACCTTCTTTATAACAATCCACCATAGCTTTTTTAACCTGGTCTGCTGCGGATCCTTGAATGAGTCTATTTAGAGCTTTATAAGTCATCGCACGTTTAATGTTTTTCCTGCCAAATTGTGCAATTGCATCCTCTTCTCGCATAGGTTTATTGAGCCCAAATGTATTTGGCTCCCATAAATTAAACCTGCATTGTCTACCTAAAAGCGTATAAATGTGACCCCGTGCATCAGCGGTTTGCATAACTTTTTCAGCCAGTTTTTTAACAAACGGCACTTTCTGGTTATATCTTTGTATAATTTCTTGCGCATCTTCTTTGGGTATTCCTAGTTCGCGTGATAATTTATTCGTTCCCATACCATAAAACAAGCCCAGGTTAATGGTTTTAGCTTGTGACCTTGGTATGTTAGCCATTTCTGCAACGGTCTGGTGGAAGTCCGCATCTTCACTTTCATAAGCTTTGATTAGTTGATCGACTCCTGGATAACCCCCCTCTACAAGTGATGAGAAGTGAACCACTAATCTTGGTTCTTGTTGTGAGTAATCAAAACTACCCCAATGTTCTTTATCAGGTAAAAATAATGATCGAATTCGTGGACCAAATTCTTTGTTACGTGCAGGTATCTGTTGTAAGTTTGGGTTACCATAACTTAGTCGTCCAGATACGGTACCTCCACCATTACCTCTTAGTTGAAAGATTTCTGAATGTATTCTGCCCTTGTGTTGATGTTTCAAAATAGAATCAATAAATGTTGAATGAAACTTTGATAATTCACGTGCCTGTCGGATATGTCCTGCAAGCTCATGGTTACAGTTCTGGAGCCAGTTAGCGGTGAAGCTAGGCTCTCCTGTCTTTTCTGTTTTAGGATATTCAATACCTTTACGATCAAACGCCTGGGCTACGCTCCTAGCAGCCCAAATGTCCACGTCAATGTTCGTTAGCTTTTTAATTTTAGCTAATTCCTGTTTCTCTCTTTCAATAAACTCTTTCTTTAACGCTTCAGCACCTTCAAGATCAACCGCTACACCCTTCTCTCTCATTTCGATTAAGATAGGTAACAGATCCATTTCAACTTCAAAAATATCATTTAAAGATTGTTTGTTAATCTCATGCTGAAATCTTTGCCATAACTCCCAGGTTAACTGTGCATCTTGTTCTGCATAGAAACCTACATACTGCGCAGGTAGTTTCCATAATTCTGCTTTTGGATCCACGCCCCACTCTGCTGCACGTTCGTTTAATTCTGTTTCTGCTTTTAATTTTCCTAAATACTCTTTGGCTAGTGGATTGAGTGCGTATGAAAATTTATTCTCGTCAATCAAAGCTCCTGCAATCATCGTATCAATGATACGACCATTAATTTTAAAACCATAAGATCTTAACCAACCGACATCGTAAATTGCATTATGAAAAAGTTTAATATTATCGCTAAGTAATTGTTTTTTAAGCCATTTTAGGACCATGTTCTTATCCATGTTCCCTCCTTGCGCGTGTGCGATAGGGTAATAACCTTTAAAGTCTGCTGTTGCGACTGCGATACCGACAATCTCTCCATCATTCCTAGGCCAACCTGATCCTAATTTTTTTAAGTTTGGATCTCTAGTTTCTAAGTCAATCGCTAAAGTTTTAGCCTGAGTTAGATCAGGAAACGTTTCTGGTGTCTTCCAATCTGAGTGTTGAAATATAAAATTAAGCTGATGGCTCATAAGTTCCTAACATCATTTTATTATCAATCCCGTGATAGTTATCAATTATATCTTCCCATTCATATTCGGGTAACAATTCCTGCATTTCTTTTTTATCTGCTGGTCCATCAAACTCAACCATTATTTTAGGTTTGAATCTTTGTATAATTTTGAGTCCACCCTTTATGATATCTAACTCTACGCCTTCCGCATCTATTTTGAGTAATGTAAGTTTTTTTAAAAAATTTAATTTGTCATCTAACTTCATGACCAATAATGGATATCCCCACGGTCTTCTTAATCCATCTAATGTTAGAGCACCTGTGTTAAATATTTGCTTGTTGTAATCAAGTTCTTCTACAAGTTTAGTTGAATTATAATTATGAACACCTTCAAAAAAAGTAGATACATTAAAACATTGGTTGTTAATTACATTGAAGCATTGCAACTGGTGAAGAAGTCTCTGTACTTCAAAAGTGTATACATGCATAGCTTGTTTTGCCATTGCGACCGTATGTGTTCCAACATGGGCTCCAACCTCAACTACGACAGAATCTTTGTTTAAAAAAGAAGAATAACTTTCATGTATTTTCTTTTCCCAGCCGCCTGTATTTTTTATAGATGATTGAATAAAATCATCGCAAGCAGGAAGATAAATATCGTTCCCAAAACAATTTACTTTATTTATCATTATCTTTTTTTATACAATTTTTCCCAACACTTATTACTAAGTCTTGTAGCTAGTCTATCTAACTTTTGCCAAAATTTTTTAATTACTTTCTTCATCCCATTTCTTTCTCATATGTTCAATCTCTAATTCACAATAATGAATAATTTTATTTAAATCCTCAATACCATTTTTCTTTTCATATCTCACGGCATACTTAATAACATTGGCCTGAAAAGGGTTCAGATTGTT